CAGGCGATGCTCAAGGTGATCGACGCGAAGGGCCGACACGGTTGACGGGATCCGCGATCTGCGGATGGACAGCGTTTCACCGGAGATCGCCTCGAAGCTGCTCAAGCGCGACTTCACCAATCTGGTCGCCCGGGTGCAGAAGGGCGGCAAGCTGACCCGTGCCGAACGGGCGATGCTGCAATCGATGGCGACGGGCACCGGGTCATCCCCGGCCACCGCCTCCAGCTACGTCGAGCTTGCCGCCATCCTCGGGGTGAGCCGTCAGTCGATCCACGCCTGGAAGAAGCGCAAGGACGCCCCAAAGCCAGCCGCCAACGGGCTTCACGACGTGGTGGCTTGGCGCGAATACATGAAGGCGCACGACCTCAAGGGCAGCGCCCCGGCCGGCGAACCACCGGACATCGAGTCGGCGCTCAAGGCCCGCAAGCTTCTGGCCGAGGTGGAAGAAAGGGAGCTGCGACTGGCCATCCGGCGCGGCGACTACGTGGCGGTCGAAGAGGTCCGCCAGACCTGGACCGAGCTCGTTGCGCAGGCAACGGCGATGCTCCGCAAGAAGTTCGAGCAGGAGCTTCCGCCGATCCTTTCGGGTCTCGACGCGACCGGCATCCAGGAGGAGGCGCGGCGGGCCATCGACGAGGTGCTTTCCATCCTCCACGCGGACGAATGAGGACGGTCGAGACAGCGAAGGAGAAGCTGCGCCGGATCTGGTGCGACGCATGGAGGCCGCCCGACCGCCGACCGCCGTGGGCGTGGTGCGAGGATCATGTCACCTCGATCCCCTACTCGCCAGTGCCGGGGCGGTTCCGCTCGGACAATTCCCCGTGGATGCGCGAGCCGATGGAGGCGCTGGTCGATCCCCGCATTCGCCTGGTTTCGATCATCGCCGCGATCCAGAGCGGCAAGACGAGCGTCGGAGAGCTGGGCGTCTCCTACATCATCGCCAACCTTCCGGGGCCGACGCTGTGGCTCGACCAGACCGACGACGACGCGAAGGACCAGAGCGAGAGCCGGCTCCAGAAGCTCTTCGACGAATGCCCTCCGGTCCGCGCCCTCTACCCGGCCAACCGGCACAAGAAGCGGCTGACCACTGTCCACTTCGCCAACGGCATGACGCTCTGGGTGCTCGGGGCGCACAACAAGACGAACCTTCAGCGGCGTTCGATCCGCTGGCTCATCGGGGACGAGACGTGGAGGTGGCCCACCGGTCACATGGCGGAAGCCGAGGCACGGGTCACCGCGTTCGGTTGGCTGGGCAAGTGCCTGTTCATGTCCCAGGGCGGCGAGGAGGACGACGACACCCACCGCAAGCATGAGACGACCGACATGCGGGTCTGGACCTTCGAGTGTCCCCACTGCCACCAGCGCCAGCCGTTCAAGTGGGAGCAGGTCGAGTGGAGCAAGGACGCCCGCGACGAACACGGCGAGTGGGACTTCCAGAAGGTGCGGGACACCACCTCGATGGGCTGCGCGTCGTGCAACCACTACTTTGAGGACACTGATCGGGTGCGGCGGGAACTCAATGCGACCGGCCGCTACGTCGTCACCAACCCGAACGCCCCGAAGGAGAACGCCGGGTTCCAGTGGAACGCGCTGTGCGCGATGAGCTGGGGCAAGCTGGCCGAACTCTACCTGCGGGCGAAGGCGGCGGCTCGGAAGGGAGACGTGACCCTGATCCAGCAGTTCTACCAGAAGCGGCTGGCGCTGGCATGGCGCGAGTATCTGGAGGACTACAAGCTGGAGATCGTCCCCGGCGGCTACCTCAAGGGCGAGGACTGGGAGATGACCGCCGGGGTGGACGCCGCCGGACGCATCATGCCGGTGCCCTACGATCCGGAGAAGGCGGTCACCCGGCTGGTCATCATGACGGTGGACGTGCAGATGGACCACTTCTGGGTGCTGGTGCGTGCCTGGGCCGCCGACGGATCCTCGCGCCTAGTGTGGGACGAGAAGGCGCTCACGTGGACCGACCTCGAAGCCATCCAGGAACGCTTCGCCATCCACCCGAACCTCGTCTTCGTCGATGCGGGCTACAACGCCTACGACGTGTATCGCGAGTGCGGCCGACGGCACTGGATCGCGATGGCCGGCGACAAGCGGACCTCGTTCGTTCACAAGGTGAAAGGCGGTCGCAGCGTGCTGCGGTTCTATTCCCCGAAGCGCAAGATCGCCATCGGCAAGGGCACGACCTGCGACCTCTACTACTGGAGCAACCTCAACGTGAAGGACGCGCTGGCGCGGCTCCGCAGAAACCAGGACCCGGACAAAGGACCGGTGTGGGAGGTGCCCGAGGACATCGACGACGAATACCTCGCGCAGATGGAAAGCGAGCAGCGGATCAAGAAGAACGGTCGCTGGATCTGGGAGCGAATCGGCAGCAGGCCGAACCACCTTTGGGACACCGAGTGCCTTCAGGTCGTCGCCGCGTTCATGCTGAAGCTCATCGGCCAGGAGGCGGTGAAGGAGCCCGAGTCGGTTGACGACGACTCCGGGGAGCCATGAAACGCATCCTCATTCTCTGCACTATCGCCGCCCTCCTCAACGCTTGCTCCAGCGTGCCGCCGTTCTCCGGTTCCATCGTCACCGAGCAGGGCGAGTTCCGTGTCCTGCCGGACGGCCGCATCGAGGTCGTGATCGAGCCGCAGGCCACCAAGTGAGCCCCGGTTGACGCCCGGCCCCGGCCATGAGCAAGACGATCTGGAAGAAGATCCAGGCCTTCGTCGGCGTGACCGCCGATGGCATTCCGGGTCCGATCACCGCCAACGCCGTCGCGGACCGTCTCGGACTCGGAACGCCGAAACCGGCCCCGAAGCAGGCCACCGCCGAGTTCGACCCGCGCTCCGAGAAGAACCTCGCCACCCTCGTTCCGAACGCCCAGCGGAAGGCCCACGAGTGGTTGAGGAAGTGCCTTGAGGTCGGCATCAACGTGAAGGTCATCTGCGGCACTCGCACCTACGAGGAACAGGCCGCGCTCTACGCCAAGGGCCGCACGGCTCCCGGCGACAAGGTGACCAACGCCCGCCCGGGCTACTCGTGGCACAACTTCGGGGTCGCTTGGGATTTCGTCGTCTTCGATGACCGGGGCCAGCCGCTCTGGGACAGCCCGCTCATGGAACGCTGCGGCCGAATCGGCGAGGAACTGGGCCTCGAATGGGGCGGGAGCTGGAAGGGATTCAAGGACAAGCCCCACCTCCAGTTGAAGATGGGCATCACGCTCGCCCAGGCCCGCCAGCGGGTGAAGGACGGTCGGGCCGTCGCTTGACACCGGACGCTGGCACATGGCCCGCGGACTTTTCGTCACCGCCTTCACCGTCGCCGAGGTGCTCGCCATCCAGGCGCGGGCGAAGGAGTTCCTCCTTGAGGGCAAGACCCTCATGAACTGGAGCGATTCCGGCACTTCTGCCGACAAGCAATTCACCATGCCGGTCGATCAGGTGCTGGAGGAATGCGCCCACGCACTCCGGGTGCTCGACCCCGACACTTACGGCACGCCACCCGGTCAGGCATCGGTCTCCTTCATCTCCGGTTACCTCGCGAAATGAACCTGCTCCAGCGCATCGCGGTCCGGCTGCTCTTCGGCACGGGTCCCTACGAATCGGCGAACGCATCGCCGCGCCGGGGGAGCGTGCCCGGTGCCGCCCCACAGGACGCGAAGTTCGACCTCACCGCTTCGGTGCGCAGCGAACTCGTGCGGCGGTCGCGCTACCTGGTAAAAAACTCGGGGTTCTTCCGCGAGCTGGTCGGCAACATGGCCCTCTACGCGGTGGGTGACGGCATCCGCCCGCAGGCGCTTTCGCCCGACCCGGAATGGAACAAGGCCGCCGAGGACTACTTCCAGCGGTGGGCGCGCCGCGCCGACATCACCGGGCGCTTCAACTTCCCGGAGTGCCAGCACCTTGCCTGCCGCGCCATCGACACTGACGGCGAGATCTTCGTCCACCGCGTGCTCGATGATACCGGCCTGCCGAGGCTCCAGCTCATCGAGGCCCACCGGATCGGGGACGACGGCGAGGACGAGACCATCGACGGCGTGAAGCTCGATCCGGTTGGCCGCCCGACCGCCTACCGCCTTCTCGATGACGACGGTGGATTCCAGGACCTCGAAGCAGGATTCATGCTGCACATCTTCGAGCCGGATTCGCCGAGTCAGGTGCGCGGGGCCCCGACCCTCCAGCACTCGATCAACCACCTCCTCGACGAGATGGAACTGCTCGCCCTGGAGAAGCACGCGGTGAAGGACAACGCCGACGTGGCCCGCGTGCTGAAGAGCAAC